TTTGCAGGTCAGCCATCTCCTCATGGATTGGATCGATCTATATTTAAACGATTTGAGAAAGTCATTTCAGGTCATTTTCATCATAAATCATCTCAAGATAATATTGAATATCTTGGATCACAAATGGAGTTCTTTTGGAATGATGCACACGATAATAAATACTTTCACGTCTTGGATACGGATCTACGGGTTCTTACTCCTGTGCGCAACCCTCATACTATCTTCCACCGTATTCGGTATGATGATACTTGTAACGACTATACTAGCTATGATCTAGATCAAGTTGAAAATAAGTTTGTAAAGATTGTTGTAATCAATAAATCAGATACATTTATGTTTGATAGGTTTATAGATCGTATTAATAATAGAAACATCCATGAACTAAAGATTGCAGAAAACTTTAACGAATTTCTTGGAGAAAATGTAGAAGATCAAGAAATATCGGTTGAAGATACCTCTACATTGCTCTATACTTATATAGACGCAGTTGATACAGATCTTGATAAAGATAAGATCAAACATCAAATGTCTGAATTGATGGTAGAAGCCCAAACCCTAGAAGTAGTATGATTATATTTAAAACACTTAGATGGAAGAATTTTCTATCTACAGGTAATAACTTTTCTGAAGTAGACTTTACAAAAGACAAAACAACATTAGTAGTGGGCCAGAATGGTGCTGGTAAGTCTACTATGTTGGACGCCTTGTCCTTTGCTCTATTCGGAAAGGCGCATCGTAATATATCTAAACCACAATTAGTTAATTCTATTAATAATAAAGGTTGTTTAGTAGAGGTTACATTTAATGTATTAGGATCAGACTTTAAGGTCGTCCGAGGCATTAAGCCAAATGTATTTGAGATTTGGAAAGGCGAGACTATGATGAATCAATCTAGTCACGCTAAAGAGTACCAGAAGATCCTCGAGCAGAACATTCTCAAGCTTACACATAAAAGCTTTCATCAGATTGTTGTGTTGGGATCGTCCTCCTTCATTCCTTTCATGCAGCTCTCAGCACAGAATCGCAGAGAAGTCATCGAGGATCTTCTGGACATTAATGTATTTTCTAAAATGAATAGTATTCTAAAAGAAAAGACATCTCTGCTAAAGGATAATATAAAAGATGTATCACACCAGATTGAAGTCAACAAAACCAAGGTCGAGGCCCAAAAGAAATACATACGTGACGTTAAAGCAATTAACAAGGAAGCGAAAGAAGAGAAGCTCAAACTCATTGAGGAGCATCGAAATGAGATCGAGACTCTCAATACAACGAACACAGAGCTATCCTCCAACGTGGAAGATAAACTATCTCCGACAACAGATTCTAAGATCCGGAAGGAAGCTAAAGTTAAAGAGCTCCAGGCCTACGAGACTAAATTTCAAAACGACATCCGAAAGCTCGTCAAAGATGTTAAGTTTTTTGAGTCGAACGATATTTGTCCCAGTTGTTCCCAACCCATCACAGAGGAAACCAAACAAGAGCATATCCTGGAAGGAAAAGAAAAGGCAAAGCAATTACAGGAAGCACTTGAGACAGCTTCAACTTCTATTACCAAGCATGTAGAATGTATTAAGAATCTAGATCTTATATTAGATGATTGTAGAGAATGGCAGGCACACATACATGCCAATAATCAATCTATATCTCAATTTCAATCTGCTATTAATCGAACACAAGCAGAGATTGATAAGTTGGATAATAATGTAGATATAGATCAGGCTAATGATGACCTTGATGAGCTTGTATTATCTGGTAATTTATTATGGGAAAATAAATTAACATTGAATGAACAACTCAACTATAATATTATTATGTCCACAATGTTAAAAGATACTGGTATCAAAACAAAAATTGTAAAACAGTATCTTCCTGTGATAAATAAACTATGTAATCAATATCTCCAGATATTAGACTTCTTTGTGTCTTTTCATTTGGACGAAGCTTTCCAAGAAACAATTAGATCACGTTTTAGAGATAACTTCTCTTATGATTCATTCTCTGAGGGTGAGAAGCAACGTATTGACCTTGCTCTGTTGTTTACTTGGAGACAGATCGCCAAGATGAAAAATAGTGTTGCGACTAATCTTCTTATATTAGACGAAACATTTGATTCATCTTTAGATCATGACGGTATTGACAATCTCATGAAAATCATTTATACTTTAGGAGAAAGTACGAATGTATTTGTTATATCTCATAAGGGTGAGATGTTAGAAGGTAAATTCGAACGTAAACTTGAAATAGTGAAAGATAAAAACTTTAGTAAGATAAAAGGTAATTAATTATGGAAATCAGTTCTAATACGGTAAACGTTCTAAAGAACTTTGGTACAATCAATAGTAATATTGTTATCAATCCTGGTAACAAACTTATGACTATTGCAGAAGCCAAGAATGTGTTAGCAGAAGCGATTGTTGACGAAACATTTGATCAAACATTAGGTATCTATGACCTCAATGAATTTCTAAATGTATTGAGTCTGGTAGATAATCCTTCTGTTAAGTTTGGTGAACAATCAATGCAGATTGGTGGTAATGCAGGTCGAGCATCTGTTAAGTATTATTACTCTGACACGGATATCTTGACAAGCCCACAAAAGCCTATTATTATGCCCGATCCTGATGTTTGGTTTACTCTAGATCAGGATACACTTACTAATATTAAACGTGCTGCGATGTCATTAGGACATTCTCAGATGTTGATTGAACCAGATGATGGTGTTATACTATTAACAGTAGTAGATACAGAGAACACAACATCCAATTCATATTCTATTTCAGTAGACGGAGGATACAACGAAGACTCATTCAAATTTATTATTAACATCTCTAACCTAAAGATGATATCTGATAGCTATGATGTTAAGATATCTAAAAAATTAATTTCACAATTTACAAGTTCAGACGAGAAACTCAACTACTGGGTTGCTCTAGAGAAAAATTCAACATATGGAGACTAATATGTCTAAAAAAGACGAAGTAAAAATGGCACACGAATCACATGCACCAGTATATGATCTTGCCAATCGGGTGTGCCGTTCATCTATCGCGGTTATTGATACTATGGTACAGCGTGGTGCTGTTAAAGGTGAAGAACTATCTACACTTGGTACACTACGTGATCAAGCCGTACAACTAATTCAGATGTCCGAAACATACCAACAAGATCAAGCTGCTGAAGCTGAATAAGGATACCTTTTTATATTATGAGCAAAGATTTTCTTTGGGTTGAAAAATATCGTCCTAAGAATATATCCGAAACGATCCTTCCTCCTTCTCTTAAAAAAACGTTTCAGGATATGGTGGCAACCGGTGAATTGCAGAATATGCTTTTCACCGGTACTGCTGGCTTAGGCAAAACAACAGTGGCCAAAGCTCTATGCAATGAGCTTGACCTTGATTATATTCTTATTAATGGATCAGAAGAGGGCAACATTGATACTCTTCGTGGTAAGATTAAACAATTTGCCTCTTCTGTATCCCTGCAAGGTGGTTATAAGGTTGTCATCCTCGACGAGGCTGATTATCTAAACCCCCAGTCTACACAACCTGCCTTGCGGGGATTTATCGAAGAGTTTAGTAATAACTGTCGATTTATTCTTACATGTAATTTTAAAAATAGAATCATTGAACCATTACATTCCCGTTGTGGTGTATATGAATTCAATACCTCTAAAAAGGAAATGGCTGAACTTGCTGGTCAGTTCTTTAAACGATTTGTATATATACTAGGACAGGAAAGTATATCATATGATCAGAAAGAGGCAGCTGATCTGATTATGAAACACGCACCAGACTGGAGACGGGTTTTAAATGAAGCACAGCGATATTCTAATACCAATTCTTACCTTAGTATTCCTAATTCAAATAATAATTCTGGCAACTTTGGAGACCTAACTAAAATACTTAAAGATAAAAACTTTAAGGCCATGAGACGTTGGGTCGTTGATAATATGGATATGGACACTACAGCTATATTCCGCGGTCTGTATGATTCCATGTATACATATGTAGATTCACATAGTATACCTCAATTGGTTTTGTTGTTGGCTGATTATCAATATAAAGACGCCTTTGTTGCTGATCATGAACTTAATATGGTTGCCTGTCTTACTGAAGTTATGCGAGACATTCAATTTAAATAGGAGGTACTATGGCCATAACACTTTATACACAACCACGTTGTACGTATTGTGAAATAATGAAATCAAAGCTTGACAAAACAGGATATGTGTATTATGTTATTAATATACAAGAAGATCCTAAAGCTTTGGCTTTTATGAAAGCTCAGGGCCATATAACCGTACCTCAATTATATGTTAATGATAATCATATTAATAAAAAGAATACACAAGACTATACCTCAGAAGAATTATATAAATTGATATCCGAGAGCCTTGATAGATGGGCTTGGCAGGATAGTGGAGTTGAGCAAGGTATTTAATGAACCCTTTTAATTATGTTACTAGTATCAATGATACTAAAAAAGATATTATGATTGATGATATGGCTGAGAAGTCATATAATAGTTTTATGGTCAATAGATCATTAAGCTACTTTAATGACACGGCGGTCTTGGCCAATGTCATGAATCAATACCACCATTGTGATAATAAACTTCAATATCATTTTTTGATAAATACCATCAGAAAGCGTAAACGATTTTCGAAATGGATGAAACCAGAAACTGAGAGTGATATTGAGGTGATTAAACAATACTATGGCTATAGCAATGAGAAAGCCAAACAAATACTTCATCTCCTATCACCTGAACAAATAACTATAATAAAACAGAAGGTGAGTAAAGGTGGAAGAGGCTAACTTAATTCAATGGAGTCCAACAGAGATGTTGGAAGTGACTTTAAATGATCCAGAAGATTTTTTAAAGGTAAGAGAGACACTAACACGTATTGGTGTAGCATCTCGCAAAGATAAAAAACTATTTCAATCATGTCATATCTTACATAAACAAGGGCGTTACTTTATTGTCCACTTTAAAGAGTTGTTTATGTTAGATGGTAAAAAGGCTAATCTCGAAGAATCAGATATTCAAAGACGCAATACTATTGCTACACTAATGAGTGATTGGGGATTAGTCGAAATACAGGACACATCTAAAGCAGCAGATTGTGCTCCTTTGAGATTGATTAAAATATTACCGTTTAAAGAAAAGGATGAGTGGGAGTTATGTCCCAAATATAACATTGGCACAAAATGAATAACAGAAGTTCAAATAAATCGTGACTAATGGTCCAGATCCTATTATAATTTAAATATAAATAATGTTGCAATGCGGATGGTCCGGTTGCATTTATTCTTGCTTGTAAAAGGAGAAAACTATGACAGGCGTACAATCACTATTTCCACGTTCATCTTTTGTTGGCTTTGACCATCTACTCAACGAACTGGATTACGTAGCTAAACACTCATCAGATAACTATCCCCCACATAATATTCTTAGAACAGGTGATCACGATTACCTAATTGAATTGGCTGTGGCTGGATTTAGTAAGGACGAACTTAACATTGAAGTTAAGGATCGTACACTTACTGTTAGAGGTGAACATGTAAGTAAGGGTCGCGAATACATTCACCGTGGTATTTCCACCAAGAAGTTCAAACGCACCTTTAGGCTGTCCGAACACGTAAAAGTAAACGGAGCAGACTTAGTAGACGGAGTATTGTCAGTAGAACTGAAATATGAAGTTCCAGAAGAACTGCGTCCTCGTAAAATCGAAATCGGTCATTACGAGGAATTAACAAATGACACAGACACTAAAGAGCTTCTTCAAGAAGCTGATTAACGACTATCAGATGGCCAAAGCCGTTCGTCAAACTGAAAACGAATTGCGTAAGCTAACTGATCAAGAATTGAACGATATTGGTATTGCAAGGGGTGATATTTATTCTATCGCCAGACAAGATATTGATATGAAAAAATCACATCTTATCTCACCTTTTAATCCTAACCTAAAAGGATTTGTCTAATGTTTTATACAGAAACAGTTACTATCGATCATCGTTCATTTGCTCAAAAACTTTGGGCTGGGTTTCAAACCTGGTGTGAGGTTGTTGGGTATAGCAGAGCGGCTGTACATCTTGCATCTCTTGGCTATCATAAAGAAGCTAAAGAATGTATGATGCAAATCGCAAAGCTGAAA